TCTGCCATTGTATAGTGTTTGCACCGACGCTTATAACGCCATGATTTGAACCATTACCAAAAATAGAATTGGTAACTTGCTGGGCCAATTGCTGATACATCATCGAGTTCAGCGTAGCAATAAACTGATTTGTTGGATCAGCCGCAGCCTTTGCTGCTGCTTGTGCAGCCGCTATCGTATCAGCGTCTTTTATTTTTTGCTTATTGGCCTGCTCTAGTTGGTATATTCCTAAAACATGAGCAGAATAGCCATTGCCGTTGAATGACGGCGAATTAAACTGAAAACTCAAATCACCCGCATAAGAAGCAGAAGACAATAAGCAGAGTAAAACTGCTATCTTCTTCATGCTCCTATTTAGGCAAATCTGTTAATAAATGGACTCAAAGCCTGTGTTTATATCAGTGGTCCTATTAGTTTCAAACTCATTTAATATGAAACTTGGTGTAAATCCAGCAAAAGCACCACCATTTGCTAAAAATTTAGCATAATCATTGGCCTCTTCCTCAAAGTAGAACGAATTGACAACCTGCTCTGTGGCCTTTTCAAATACGCACCATAGAAATTCGCCTTCATGTTCTACTGGAACAACAAGAAAATCATCCATTAGTTTTTACCTTTTTCTTTTCTTCTTTCCATAGTTTCCAGGCCATTTTACCGGCCTGTTTGCCATATAGATTTTGTAGGTTGATCAACTTTCTTTTGATTTGCTTCTTTTCACTCATAGTTTCTCCTATACCACTTTCAATGATTTAAACTTATCTCTCTTGTTATCTTTTATTTCCTGCCCGCTATCCGCAATATCGATTTGGGCCGAGTTCTCTACATCATACAACTTCATTTTAGCCCTGTCAATACCAACCACGAATCTTTTATTTATGGTCGGGTCATTATATCTATTCTTCAACTGCTTGACCATAATCTGATTGAGGCTTTCAAGTTCTTCTGTAGAAATCAGGGCAAACATGAAGTCGGCCGTGGCTGGCAGACCAAACGACTCGGAAGTATCTTCAAGCCCGATATCGGAAGACACGAAGCCGCTTCTGGTTGTCTGTGTAGCACTCATCAAAGGAACTTCATATTCAACAGCCAGACCTCTTAGTTCTTCGGCAATAGCCTTGACATATGTATATGAGTTTACATTTGACCCAGGCTTTACTCGTGCTGACATACAGATATTAAGATAATCAACAAAGATGATATCAGGCTTGAAAGATTTCTTGAGATTAAGTTCATTCAATAGAGCCTTGAAATGTATTGTTGAAGCACCAGCAGTTGGATATTCTTTGACAATCAACCGGCCATTTGTCTTGCTCTTGAGATTTTCCGCTTTCTTTGTATAAAGGTCTTTGGGTAGAGCCATCAGGTCTTCAAATGTTATATTCATCAAGTTTGCGTCAATTCTTTTGGCCACTTCTTCTTCAGCCAATTCAAGAGTAATATACAACACATTCTTACCCATATTCAGGCAAGATGCGGCCACATGACACATGAACAAAGATTTGCCGACACCGGTGCCAGCCAAGGCCACATTCAGAGTTTTCTTGGGCAGGCCATTCTTGGTGATTTTATTAAAGAACTCTAAATCAAATGGAATCTTCTCCAGAACTCTATGATAATAATCATACCGATATTCATATTGTTCCAGATAATCATGGCCTACTTTTGGGTCAAAACTAACAGCAAGAGCATCAGACAATAACTGTGGAATAGCACCTTTTGTCAGGGTGCTATTCTTGTTATTCATCACATCAATAGACTTCATGATGGCGTTATAGATAGCCTTTTCTTGACAGAACTTTTCGGTATTATCCGAAAGCCAGTCAAGATTGGTGTCCGTTTCATCATTAGTGATATCACGGAGGGTTTGAGTAATACCCTTGACCTGTTCTTCTTTAAGGCCACGGAGAGAATCAATCTCAATAACCAGAGCATCATAGGTAGGAAGATTATTATACTTAAGAATAAAGGCCTTGATTTCTTTAAAGAGAACTCTATCGTCTTCTGCTATAAAATATTCATCTCTGAGAAATGGCAAAACCTTTCTTGTATAAACCTCATTCTTTATTAGGTTCTTGAGTATCGTCTTCTCTATGTTCATTCTGATCCGCCTCTGCTGCGTCTAAAATAAGGGTATTCAATATAAGACCAAGTGTTCTTTCAAACTGCTGGTCTTTTCGGAGTTTTGTTTCTGTATGCTCACCCATTTCATACAGATGATATTGAAACTTGAGTGTGGCCGTTTCATTATCGTTTTCTTTTACTCCGACTTTTATATAACGATACACTATACCCTTATACGGATCAAGTAGTATTTCAATAGGAACCGTATCTTCTTTTAGATCATCTCTGAATTTGAAATCTTTACCCATTATCATCTGAATCCTCCATCACATTTGACTTGCCATAGAGGAACTCAGCCTTACAGGCTTCGTCGATTTTATTCAGAATATCTTCAGTGAAATACTTTTCAGGGTCCTTGAGAACAGCAGACTCAAAGGCCTTGGTGCCATCGGGGAACTCAAACTTGGTTGATACCTTCTTGACAATATCAAACTTTTCAGCCAGATCAAGCAGGCCATAATATGGATCAAGCCCGCTGGCATAGTTGAGTAGCGTTTCAACCTTTTTATTTTCAATCGTCAGGCGAGCCTTTCTAAGGACTGCTGTAATAATAGCGCCTGATACATCACCTGATTCCTTGTCTTTATCTTTCTTCTTTGATAGGAAGACGATAGTTGATGCGGCATATTCAAGCCCAGAACCACCACCCATCTTCTTCATGGGCACATAAGAACCAACCACATCATAGACGTGGTTTGTGACGATAAGTGGAACCTTGGCCTTGCCCAGTTTGAGGGTCAATACACGGAAAGCACCACGAACCAACTGGGCTCTGGTCATATCTCTTGTGTCTTTACCATCAGCAATATCGGCCATTTCTTTTTCGGTCGATAGATTGCCCAGAGAATCCAGAACAAACATCATGGGCAGCCGCTTTTCTGCTTCTTGTTCCAGATACTTGTCGAGGATTTTTACAGCCTGTGTGCGGAACTCTTGAATAGTCGATACGGGGAGAATAGCAACGCGCTTTGTATCAACCTCACGATCCTCCAGCATTTGCTTTGATAGAGCCGCCTCTGACTCGAAATAAAACACAAAGCCTTTTGGATTATCTTTTAGAAACTGCCTTACAATATTAATGGCATAGAAGGTCTTGCCAGTAGATGGCTCACCGGCTAAGGCAGTGACCTTGTTAGAAGGTAAACCACCAAAAATAGAGCCAGACAATAGGGCATTAAGACTATAACTGCCCGTGCCAATAAAACCAGTAACGTCTCCGGCTTCGATACCTTCATCTACAATACCTGCGTATTCATTTCCTGTTTCTTTTAATAGATTAGCAAACATATCACCCATAAGTCTCTCCTCATGTTATGTCAAGAATCTCCTTGACTTAGTATATAGTTAGAATGATCCTCCTTCTAATGGCAAAGAAGGTGTTGTATTGGCCTTTTCTTTACGAGGCCTTTTAAAATCTTTGTTTTTCAACTCAAAAAATTCCATATTTGTATATGTTTCTTGGGCATTTATTGATATGTTAAAAGCGACAAGCAATAAAACAGCAAGAGGATCAAATACAAATATAAGTAATATTATCACAAAGCGAATAGCCTTGTCAACCACTTTATTATCAGATGAACCATAAATTAATTCAGCCACATATTTGATTGGGCCGACTTCTGCTTCGACTTTGCGAAATTCGGATTCAAGTTTGATAATCTTTGTTTTTAGTTCTGATTGAGCCTTGATTTCTTCCTGCTTTTTATTGATAAGATTATCACGAGTTTTTCTCTGGCTATCAGCAGCAGATAGCGATGTTCTGGCTTGGCCACGCTCGGTCAACTTTTCAATAGCAGCGTTTATTTGCTGTATCTGTCTGTCGATATCGGCAATATTATTATCTCTGGTCTTTATCTGATATTCCAGTATTTCAATCTGCTCTTTGGCTCCACTATTCATATTAACTTGCTGTTCAATATGGGCTTTACTGAGAAAGCCAAAAATACCCATACTTGTTATGAGCATTAGCACAACAATAGCGACTGATAGATATGCTTTGAGGAATAGTGGCGCAATTTTCCAGTTATTATATAACCAGGACACAGACGCAAGTTTACCGACCTCAAGTGCTGTGCCCATAATAACTATAGGCCAAAAAGCGGCTGCGAAAATTGCGGTTAGACCGATGATGCTATACCAAGCAGCAACAGCGGATATTGTGATTCCGGTCAAGAACACAATAACAGAAAGTACCATATTTTTCATGATCCATTATTTAGGTAGAATTTGCTCCGAAAAAAGAGGTGGTTGTTTTCTCTTTTATGAACAAATACCAGCAACTATCGTCTAAACTGCCATATTTTGTATCTGGTATCCATTTCACTCGACCTACAGAAACAATTTTTTGACAAAAAGGCAAATAAGGTATTGCTTGTTTTGTATGCATCCATCCGGCATCAAATAACAACCAAGTAGGCGCCTGATGACGTAAATTTTCTATTATTGGATGTAGCAAATTTCTTGTCCAAGGTGGGTTGGTAATAAAACAATCAAACTGCGGCAAATCTTTCCAGTTATATTGTGTAGTTGTAGCGTCCATTTCTAAATCAGAATTACCTATACAAGTATGCCCCTCCGCTTCAAGATGATTTATCAAATCATTAGTGCCAGAACATGGTTCATAAAACCATGTGTTTTTACTCCATAAGTGTGATAATAATGGCCTCACGGCCTTTTGTGGTGTGGGATAGAAATCATTTTTTCTTCTCTCGAAATTACTTCTCTTACCCAAAGAAATCCTCCAATGAACTTATCTTCTCGGTTTTCCAGCCGATACTATCAAGAATGATTCGTAAAGGTTCCACAAAAGTCTTTTCATATTGAGTATTATAGTCGATATATTTCTCCAAGTCAAACTCTTTGGGTAGACTATTTGAGAAAGATATGATGTTACTTTGAATATGGTTAGGTTCCTTAAGGTAGATATACTTGATCTTCTCACCTTCTTTGATAAGTTCATATTTCTTGGTTAGTTTGTGCTTCTTGACCAGATTATTAAAGATCAAGGAGCCACGGACATGTATTGGTGTGCCCGAACCAAATATTGTCTTATCATCTTTATACTTACTCAGGCCATTTACACCGCGAGGGAAAGATATTTCAGATATAGGTAAAGTTTTGAACTCTTCACGGAAATCTTCAATAAACTTAATCATGGTGGTTTCATCACCAGAAAAGATAACATCAATAGATTGTTTGAGTTTATCACGACAGGCCGATGGAGTAGAACTCTTAATCATTTCCAGGCCCATGATTTTGATCTTGGGCTTGGCATATTCTACACCTTCGTTATTATAAACATTTAGAATATAGCGTTTCTTGGCTGTCCAGATACCCTTATCAGCCAAGGCTTCACGCTTCATAATCATCTTCTGTGCGTAGGCATTAATATATCCAGCAAGATCATTATAACTTTTGTCAATAAATGGTTGAATTTTATTTTCGCATACTTTATCCAAAAATTTGATGATCTTAGTTGTGCTATCAATCTCGTTCTCTGAGCCAATAGTTTTACTGACCAATTCATCAAGAGATAGATAAATTGAATCCGTATCTGAAGCGATGACATAATCTTTGTTCTCCGTTTTAAGTATTCTATTCATATATTCGTTTAGTTTCTTTTCAATCCAACGAATAGACAACTGACCAGATGTTGTTACGGCTGTGGCCTGACGAATATCAAAGAAGCGGAAATATTCATTACCCAAAGCGCCGTAAGCGGAGTTTAGACAGACCTTCTTGGCCAGTTGTAGATTGTTATATCGTGCTATTCGTTTTTCAATCTCATACTTCTTATCTTTATCCGTTTCTTTTTCATATTCTTTCTTGGCCTCAAGGGCCTGTTTCTTATATCTGGAGCGATCATTATACATCGTCTCCATCATTTCAGCCAGAAATCCTTGCTTGTTCTTATAAAAGAAATGCCCATTAGGTGTTAGGGTAGCATTTACCTCAGCCAGGCCTGTGGTATCAATCTTTTGATTGAGCAGAGAATCAACACCAACGCCTTGTAATCTTATATTTTTGAGTTGTTCTGGCCATTTATCAGGGTCAATAAATGTGTCGGG